ACAATCTACTTGCGTCCTATCTCAACAGATGGGCAAGAGTATGAGTGGAAACCAATTGGCGAACAGTTTTGCGTAACAGGCGAACGACCTGTCGATCAGTTTAACTTTATAAGAATCAAAACGAATGATGGCGAAGCCCGTCAAATGGAGTTTCGTTTTGTTCCCAAAACCAATGCTGACATCAAGTTCTTCACCCCACCAGACGCAACATTCTGGAGGTTGAACGCACGTTCTGGAGTTATGCTAGGTGCTGATTATTTAACAGCATACGGCACATTCCGCATTTCATGCGTTGGCGATGTTGTCACACCAAATGAAATCGCATCAAACAGTGAGTTTATGAATGGTGGCAAAGGAGCTGACTCGTATACAAAGCGTCAGCCAACAGCCATGGAGCTTATTGGCGATAATAATTACGACAGTTGGTTGCCCGAGTATCCAACTTTTGGGCGGTCTGCAACCTGGACTTACGAAGTATTTGGCAATCCAGTCGGACGTATAGGTCAAACAACATATGCAACGCTTAACTATTCAGGCGACGGTAAAACAATGGAGTTTGTGGTGGAAGGCTATTGCGCAGACTTCCGCGATGAGAAGTACATGCTTACCTTTGGAACGAACGCCCGATGGTTTGTCCGCAGTGTTCGCGTCCTGTCAGCTTCTGGCGGCTGGGATGTAGGCTTTAACCTCAATTATTTTGTAACACCATCAAGCGGAAACTATTTCGCAGCAAGATCAGGATGGATGGGGCAGCAAGTTGGCGCAAGATTTAGAGTAACCAACGTTGGAATAGTCACAATTGTCGAGCCCGGCACAGAGCCTAGGACGTTCTCAGAGCGTTCTCAATTAGCAGAAATTTCTCACTACGAAGAGGTAACAAAGAGCTGTGACAACGGACCAGAGCATTCTGTGGTTTACGTCAACGAGTCTGTCACTAACCCAGAAATCGCTTCATATCCTTTCAGCACAATGGGACTTGGGATAAGAAGCGGCAACTCTCTGAAGTCACTTGACCAGCTCAGGGTATGGCTACCCAACGGTGTTCGCTGCATACGCTTTGCTGAAGATGAATCAGAGGGACCAAGCAACCTATTCAGCGACCTTGTTTACTACGTCCTAACCAACCCTGTAGCAGGCTTAGGTCAAAGCGTATCTTCACAACAGTGGGTGGAGAAGCAAGATTTTGTCACCGCCGCCAAGTATCTAGAAGCGAACAAAATCTATTTCGATGCTGTGCTGGAGGACCGCATCAACGTAAGGCAGTACCTAACCCAAACAGCCCAGATGAACCTGTGCATGTTCGTCATCAAGAATGGATTATTCTCGTGCGAACCAGCGCTGCCCTACGACAGCAACTACCGCATCTCAGGGCAAGAAGCAGACCTAAAGATCTCTGCGATGTTTAACACGGGCAACATCATGGACGGCACCTTCAGTGTCGATTACCTAGACATCGGCGAGCGCCAAAACTTCAAAGCTGTTGTCAAGTACAGGCTTGCTGAACGCAACACCGTCCCAAGAGAAGAAGCAGTCTTGATTCGCTGGAACGACGAGGACCGCAAAGCCGACCCCCAAGAAGTCTTCGACGTAAGCGACTTCTGCACCAGCCGAGAACAAGCTCTACTCCTGGGGCGCTATCTCCTAAGCGTAAGAAGAAGGATCGACCATGCCATCTCATTTGAAACCACACCTTATGGGCTGTCCTTATCTCCAGGGGATTACATAAAGGTTGCGGCAGAGACGGCACCAACTAGCCCAGCAACCATCATTGCTATAGGTCAAAACGGTGAACTGGTCGGAGCAACCGAACTAACCAACGGAACCCACAATGTCCTGGCTTACATCCCTGGAGCGTCTGACGTTCAAGAGATAGAGATCGAAGTGTTAAACAACCGAGTAGCAGATCCTGCACTATTCGGAGCATTGTTCAGCTCTGTTATCCCACGGGAACTGCAAACCGTATATCAAGTTGAAGAACTGACGCTAACCGAGGAAGGCTTAGTGAAAATCGTTGCAACGCACCACCCCGTGGGCGAGGGCACAGCAGATCCCGCCAATGCTGGCGGCAGTATTATTGCTAGAGACACGCTAGATCTTCCATACCCTGACGGCGGAGATCGTTTCTTCTATGGGGAGTCTTGATGGATTATCCAGTAAAGCACGCACCAAGCAGCCGCCAATTCGATTCTGGCGACTTCCCCGTGAAGCAGTACAAGGCGCAAGATGGCATGGAGGTCAGAATACTGTATGGCAGCAAGCGAACAGGGCAGAGATTAACTCTTGAGTACGCAGCACTACCCGACGTAGATGCAGAAGAGTTTGTCCAGCACTACATCGAACAGAAAGGAACCTTCGGGGCATGGGCAATGACCGAAGTCTCTGGAGCAAAGCGAGGCTGGGGCGGTGACTACGAAACGATTGGAGCTATCACTTCTGGCAACAGGTGGAGGTATGAAAACCCTCCTAGACTGACGAGTGTGTATCCAGGCGTGAGCAACGTCTCAATTTCTCTCGTTGCTGTTCTTGTTGACTGATGACTTATTTCTCTGGCAGTGACGGCAGCCTGCTGTTTTACGTGGACAACAGCTGGGTAAAAGTTGCTCGTGCCACGAACTGGACGCTGAACACAAGCCAAAGCAGCTTGACGACAACCACGCTTGAGGATACAGACAGGACTGTCATCCCTGGAGTGCGTACAACAACAGGCGGCTGCACCATTTTTTACTATCAGGATTCAACCGGAAGCAACGACGAAAACCACTGCTCCTTGGTCATCAACAAGCTGATAAAGGAGAGAACAGAAGTCAGCAAGCCCGGCCAAGCTGCAAAACCAGACCTTGTAAAGTTCCGAATGCTTCTTGCTGACGGTTCTACTGACGGCAAACGTGTTGACGTAGAGGCGTACATAACCAGTGCTGCGATAAGTATGGCAGTAGGTGAGGTCTTCTCAGCTGACATAAATTTTGATGTTGTTGGCGCACCTGTGTCTGTAACAATCTGATGGCTATCTACCTTGGCGACGCTGGTCACATAGAGCTGCAACGCCGCTCCATAAACGACACGTACACCTGTGCCCTCGACCCAGAGGACGTTGATGTTGATCGGTATCGCTTCAGTTTTGATGGTTCAGGACAGCACGTCTTTCTAATAACAGGAGACCGCGTCCGCTTCGAGCGGGAAGACGGCAATAACTTACAGCTACTCGAAGGCGTAACGGATCAAACCGGCATCACAAAATTCGTACACATCGATAGTGTCGGAGGAGTCCGTCTATTCGATAGCTTTAACACCGCTTTAGAAGGAAGCAAAGACAAGGCCGTTCGACTAGCAAAACCAAGCGAAGTCCAGCAGATTACACTATCGCTCCAGGAAATGGAGTGGCGTTGCCTTGCCCAGGTTCGACAGTACAGCCTGACAACAGCAAGAGAAACAATCGACCTAACAGAACTAGGGGATGACTTTAGACGGAACTACGCGAGCGGACTCATCAACGGGCAAGGCAGTTGCATCTGCTTATGGGATTACACAGGAAAAGACGATGAATACTCAAATTATTTGGCAAAACTAATTTTACGGCTCAATCTTGGCGCTGCTTTTGACGGCAGGTTTTACATAAAAAAGGAAGAGTACAGCCCTATAACCGAAGAGTGTTTAGCAGGGGAGGAAAGAAATCAAGCTGTTTGGTGGGAAGCCTTATGCATTGTCACCAACGTTTCGATGTCCTTCAGCTCGGCAGATGTGATCGAAAGCCAGATTGATTTTGTTACGACAGGACCTTTCGCGCTGCGGTCTGGCATCTTGCCTGCTTACCTGAGACAGGAAGATTACGGGCTAGTCCTTGAGGAGGAACTGGGACGCGGGATTTTACTAGACGACGACACCTAAACTAGGTGTAAGGTTTGGTCTTGATGCTGTGGCAGATCTAAGAATCAGTGAGTTGCCGTTATTGCCTGGTGCGGCATTGGCAGCTGCTGAACTGCTGCCGCTAACAGATGTCAGCGCATCGCAGACCAAGAGGATCACAGCCAAGGATCTGATTCAATACGGTGTCACGCTAATCGATGCCAATAGCATCCCATCGGACAAGTTCGACATTGTCTTGCCTGACGGCAGTGTCACTGAAGCAATGCTTGCTGACCGTAGCGTCACAGCAGCAAAGCTAGATGACAACAGCAGTTGTGTCGTTGACGTTGGTGTACCTGCTGCGGGCGTCCGCATCGGTCAACTAGCTGTCGACACCAACGAGAACAAGCTATACGCCTGGTCTGGTTCGCAATGGCTGGAAGTAAAAGCAGCAGGTTCTGTCAACACAATCACGCCTGACCTCACTGGTCTGGTCGTCATTGCTGTAGACCAAACCGGCGACACTGTCGCTCTTGACGCAGAACTAGCCAACACAGCTGGAGCGAGACAATTCTTAGCGGGACCTACTGCCAGCGGCGGTACCGTAACGCAGCGAATCATTGTCTCTGCTGACCTACCAACCGCAACCGCAACAGAGCAAGGAGCCGTCTTACCAGGCACAAGTCTGAAGGTAGACGCAAACGGCATCCTAGATGTCAACAACTCTGTCGTCCCACAGGACACACGCAGCCTTGCAACCTGGAACGAATTCGGGCTCGTCACAGGCGGCACACCCATCGAAGGCAGCGACCTACCACCAGCAACCCCAGTAGAACCGGGCGTTGTATACCCCGGCCCAGGTCTTGATGTAGACCCTAACGGTCAGATCTTCATCGACAACACGATGGTGCCTGGGACGTATCCCAAGGTCACGGTCAACGATCTGGGACTAGTCATTGCAGGCGGTCCACTTGAAGCAGACGATATTCTTAACATCGATGCAGGTGCAATCAATACAGGAGAGCTAGACCCCTCCGTCATTGCTGACCGCAGCATTGAAGAGATCAAGCTTGCAGATTATTCCACCTGCCAAATGCAGGAAGACAACCCTGGGTCAGGGTACAAGCTCGGTCACTTCTGGTGGCAACCATCAACAGCACAGCTACGCATCTTTGCCCGTGGCTCTGGTCCTGAGAACGTATGGCGACCCGTTGGCTTTGGTGCGCTCCAGGCAAACAACCTGCGGTGGGGCGGTGTCATCGATGCAAATCTAGGCACAATCGTCAGCGTCACCAGTATCGGACTCAGCGAAAACTTAGTCGCGGGTCAACCCATACCACCACCAAGCGACAGCTTGAGCGGGATGTATTTCGTCACGCAGGTCGAAGGCAACAACATTCCACAACCCAACGTCAGTGGAACGACCTTTACTCCTGGCGACTGGTTACTTTGCATCAACGCATCTGAGGGATATGTCCACATCGATGCGGGTGCTGCAAGTGGCGGCGGTGGCGGTGGAACGGTCAACTACTTGGACGACCTGCTTGATGTTGAGATTGGCGGTGCGCAAGGACCGTTTGGCGTTCCACGTGTTGCGTTAACAGACGGTCAATTCCTTTACTACGACGGCAACACTGGGATGTGGGTCAACAGCGATGTAGTTGACGGGGGTACTTTTTAAGGAGTCTTAGAATACCTGTAGCCCTGTATAGGGCAGGCTCTCCTGCATAGGAACCGTGGCAAGAATCAGGATTAAGAATTCCTCAGTATCGGGGAAGGTCCCATTAGCAGGGGACTTACAAACTGCTGAACTGGCGCTTAACGTCACAGACCGCAAGCTGTACTCAAAGGACACAGGCGGCAACGTCTTTGAGCTTGGCGGCGGCGAAGGTGCAAACGTCCCAGGCGGCGACACCCCACCCCCAAACGGCAACACCCTTGGTGACCTGTTCTTTGACACCACACTGAACCAGCTGCTGTATTGGGATGGAACGCAATGGGTTCCGATCGCAGGTGATGAGGTCCAAAACCTTGGCGACTTAAATGACGTCACCATCCTCAACCCAGACGAAGGCGAGCTTCTGTACTGGAACGGCACGGGCTGGGTTAATGCAGACCCTGGCTATTTAACCGAAGGCGAGATCAACAATATTCTTGAGGGTCTGAACCCAGACGGCAGCACCAACCCCGATGGTAAGGACTACTTACAAACAGGTGACAACGTAAGCGAGCTGGAGAACGATGCAGGGTACTTAACTGCAGACGACTTAGTTGACCCTGACGGCACTGATTTTGTTGACCTGCCTTACGTGCCACTAGGCAGCTGGGCCGATATTCAACTCTTGCCATAAAGCCAATGTCTGAAGTACAACCCACTGACCTATTTCTGGTCAACCGTTCCGAAAACTCTGCGTCCGTAACCCAGGCTGATCTTATGGCTGAACTGCTAGACGACGATTACATGATCGTCAACCGTGACGAAACCACCTACAAGGTGACTGGAGCGGACATCAAAGATTCGCTAAATAGCAGCACTCCAGTTGTAATCGATACTGTTGTATTAACTGAAGATGAGCCAGGTGTCAGCGCACGCTACACAAACAAAGGATTTACAGCAGCTGTTAACTGCAACATCAAAGCATCTGAACCTATTGTCTATGGCCTGAAGGCAAAGTCTGAAGGCAGCCTTGTTGTGCAAGCGCAGACTTCTGTCATCACTGGTGTCAGCAGCAGCACAGTTCAAGGTGGATTCGCACCTGTCCTATACACAGGTAACACGCCAGGTTCGCAGTCGATAACAGGAGTCGGTTTTAGTCCAGACCTTGTCTGGTTGAAAAGTCGCACATCATCAAGAAGTCATCAATTTTATGACACAATTCGTGGACCAGGGAATACAATCAACAGCAATTTAACAGCTGCTGAATCAAGTGACCCTAACCTCCTTACTTCTTTTGACGCAGACGGCTTTAGTGTAGGTAATGATAGTGGCTCCAATAGTGGGGACATGGTGGCCTGGTGCTGGGACGCTGGCGATACAACCGTCACCAACACTGTTGGCACGATTCCATCAGAAGTAAGGTCTAACGGTAACTTTAGTATTGTTAAATGGACTGCACCTAGTAGCGATCACTCCTTTGGGCATGGATTAAATAATCCGGCAAAGCTAGTAATAGTCAAGCGCCTTAGCTCTGATGGTGCTTGGTATGTCTATCACTCGGCCGTTGGAAATTCCACAGCTTTAACTTTGAATACCGACTCCAAAGCTGCAGCTGCTAATGTTTCTTATTGGAACAATACCGATCCATCAAACACTGAAGTGTTTATCGGAGATGGAAACGGTCAGGTATCTGGAAATATGATTGCCTACTGCTGGGCTGAATCACCTACACAAAGCTTTGGCGAATACACAGGTAACGGTTCTTCTACAGGGCCTGTAATTGACTGTGGGTTTGAGCCTGCTTTTGTGCTGGTGAAAAGGACTGATGCAGAT